GATTTGTGTTTGCGATACCAATCTTACCCGTCGAGGTGATACGTAACCGCTCAGTGTTCTTGGTCTTGAATCTTATATTTTGATTGGTAACGGAAGTACTCGCACCGAATATCTCGATGCTGCTCACATTCGATACCGTCGGTCCAGACTTGAGGACGAGTGCATTCGAAGTACTGTCACCACCGGAATGATCCGCGTGTACCGTGACATTCGAAGCGGAAAATAGACTCTGAGTTTGGAGATTTGTGGTCACAGTGTTACCTACGACCGTTAATACATTCCCAGATGTGAGATTGGCGAAAACTTTATCACCCACTGAAAAATCATCGATGGGTAAAAGATTTGACACACCAGATGGGAATGTTCCATCTGTCCGGAGCGCCTTCATTTGAACATTGGAACCAAAAACCACAGGTGTTAGGGAAGACCCATCAATTTGAAACAAGTCGTTTGTACTGACGAGACCACCGTCACCCAAATTGAGTTGCTGTATGAAGACGTTACCATTCGCAAACATTACATTCGACCCTGTATCTTCAAAGAACACATTGGATCCCACACATAAAGTATGTGTAGGTAAGTTATTTGCAATGCCCACAACACCTTCTGTATAAAATTTACCATACACATGGACATTCACAGCATTTGAATCCATGGTGATAGTTTGCTTTCCGGGTCCACCCACTGTATAGGCACTTTCGAACGTTCTCGAAAAAAAGAATTCTGTATTCGCCGTAGAATATCCAAAAACTAAATTCGCTTCCACACCAGGGTGATCAGTCATGAAAAGACCGTTATCATACGCACCACCCGGAAATCCATCAGCCATTTGAATGACCGCATTGGACACGATCAGGTTGTTCGCGGCTAAATAGGTTAAATAATCGGTGATGAATACATTACCATCCACCCTCACATCCCCAACTATATTAAGGTTACTGGATTCGAGTGCGACATTTCCATTTTGAAATACTACGATATCACTGCTCGTATATACATCTGGACCCACTACGAGTGTTTGACCCACTGTGATATTAGTCGAGAACGTGTTACCAGTTACTTTCAAGACATTGGAACCAGCGCTATCCACAAAAAAATTATTATTCACGGTTCTGAGGATATTGGATGTGGTTACATTTGTGGATGCTACATTACCAGTCACCTGTACAAGGTTAGGTCTTGTACGATCTATGATAAAATCATTCACACCAACCTGAAAATCGTGAATAGGGTCTGTAACATCTATACCAATCTGAGCTACAGACATTCGGTTAACATTGGTGAAAGCTGTTAGATTCATATTACCCGTGGCAGTCAATGAACCTGACAGATTGAGATTCGATACTGTGATCTCGTCGGCTGTGATCTCACCAGTTTGGATACTCGCGACACCTGAAATAACATCTTGTTCTCTGGGTGCGGCATCTAAACTACTGACATAAATCTGACCGGCTGTCACGAGAATGCCATTCGCCTGTGTCGCCATATACATTAATTACCGAATAAAATTCCAGCTAAACCATCCTTGATCCTGAGTACATTATAGTTTACAGCATACACATACACATATGGTCGGTTAACCGCCTCTACACCCCGGAGTATAATCTTCGCATTATCGAGTCGACTGAAATTACAGCTGCCCGATGGGTTATATTCCGATGCGTTCATACAGAAATGATACGCGAAGTACCTCGTGAACGTAGGTGAATGTGATGGCATATTGTAATACGTTCTACCATATGTAGATTTGTAATAATTTTGAACTGTGTGGAAATAGACCGGACTCATATTTTCGAGGAGCGATGTCCCATTGATGTACATGTCTGCGTTTATGAACGAAAAACGATCTGCTGCAGGATTGGTTTGGGATGTCCCAAAACCGAAAAAGAGTGACTTTACTGGGTGATTGAAGAGAGAGATATCGAGGGTATTGTATCCACCAGTGTCGGTCGTGTTGTCTATTATACTGTTCAAAGGGAATTCTGCACGTTGTGTCTGTGTAATGACAAAGTCCAACGAACGTTTCACTAGTGCCTCACGCTCCTCTGTGTCAAGGTAAATGTAGTTGCCATACATGTTCGCCTTCTTTTCGGCCGCTGGAATGATTCCGAGAGTAGTTTGATCGAAATTAATTCGTATTTCGACTTGATGATTTTGAAGTGCGACTAGAGGTAAGAAGGCTTTGTGATCACAGAAGAAAAAGTGAAGGGGGACGAAGAATTTATTGGAAAGTGAAGCCTTGTTATTGAGTTCTTGTGACTTATTGTACGTATCCGCCAGGTAATTCGGCCATATTTCACTGTAATAATCGAAATGTTGGGAATCAATTTTTTGACCACCTATGAAAAGATCGATCGTCGAATTGTAAAAGAGGTTCGAGGCGATGTTGTGGAGACTATTACTGTCAGCCTCGAACCACAATCCATTAATGACATCTCCGAGGACGGGAATAATAATAGACGTATCCTTATCAGAAATAGTCTTTATATACTTCGGAGCTTGTGAAAAGTTTGTGTGCCGAGCAAACTTCGTTCGGAAAAAGGAATGTCCCTCATCGCTCATGAGGTATACATCTTGAACACCCTTGGACACGAGTTGTATTAATGCACCAGACATTTAATAGATGTTCAGATTATAAAAACAAACACTTTCCCTGGGGGAAGTCGCTCTTCGTTTCCTCTACGACCTTTCCGTGAATGTTGAATCCACCTTGGCGGTACACCTTCATTCGTTTGTAATACATAGACGTGAAGATTGACCATGGGTCGTGCACATCATAGATATGAGGCGAATTCTTCTTCCCCTTTGTTTCTCTCATGATTCTTCCAATACTTTGAGTGATGTCCGACTTGGGACTGGCCAGAATGACCGTATCGAGTGTTGGAATATCCAGACCCTCGTGGGCTTGACTGAACGTCGCGAAGATGATTTTCTTCTTAGAGGATTCCTGGAGTGCCACCTCCTTCATACCACCCATGTAGAGTCCAGATGTTTTGGGGAAACATTGGTGAAGAAATTCACAGTGGTGTCTTCGGTCAGTCAAGACGAGGAGTTGTCTCGTCCCCGCGGAAGCCTTCTTCACGAGTTCCACCAACATCTTGTTTCTCTGACGGTCCTCGACAATCTGGGTGATCATGTTGGGCATAGAAATCTTCCCGTTTCGCATGGAGGGTGGTGGGTTCATGTAACTGGCTGAATCGAACGTTATCGGAAACACCTCAACTTGTTCTTGATTTTTTCTCTCGACCGCGAAGAATGTGGGACCCATGAACCAATGAAGGACTTTGGTGAGTCCATCTTTTCGTTCTGGAGTTGCAGAGAGTCCGAAGATATGCTTAGGACACAGCTTGAAGAGACTCTGACTGAACACCTTCGCACAAATATGGTGTGCCTCATCTACGATGAGTGTTCCCACAGTATCAAAATCCGAGAAACTATATTCCTTGAGGGAAAGGGACTGAAGCATCGCGATGACAAAGTCACAGTCCATCTCCTTTTTGTTTTGCTGGACAACACCGATCGTGGCACCCGGACAAAACTGTTGGATGCGCTCACGCCACTGGTCTGCGAGGAACTGTTTGTGGACGACAATCATCGTTCGGTACCCCAATTTACACGCTATGGCCAAGGATACCGTCGTCTTGCCGTAGCCGCATGGTAAAGAAAGGACACCATGGCCTGCTTGAATTGCTGCTGCGAGTGCCTCGTTCTGGTGGGTGGCGTCTCGGAGTTGGCCGACGAACTTGGTCCGGATTCTAACAGGTTCGGGTCGTTTGTCTTCTCGGGGTTCTCCAAGTTTAGAAGTTCCATAGAATCTTGGAACGCACACTCCATTCTTAGTTGGTCTGAAAACTTTGAAAGGTGGTGGAGGAAACCCATAATCCCCGTTGACTACTGGTCTTACTGTGAGTTCCTTTTTAATTTCTTGAATTGGACCTTCGGTTACTATGTATCCGGTTCTGGTAAGCATACTTATTTAAAGAGGATAAACTTTAAATGAGTAGAATATGCCTATCATAGACGTTGAAGAGAATATTAATAATCTTCGTCTGCACATCGAGCAGCTGACCCAGGAAGTGTTTAGACAACAGGGTATGCTCCAGACCTTCGAGGGATTCAAGAAGGGTGGTCTCACCCAAATTGAACTCCCCAATGACCCCAATCAGTCCACGACTGAACAACTCGATAGTATCCAAGAAAATCCTGAGTAATCTCCTGTATTCCAAATACCTTTGAATTCCACTTCGATTTCAACTTCATCATCCCGTATAAGAGACTGTAGCGGACGCCCCGTAACTTTACACATCACTCTCCTATACCGGAACGGGACCTTCACTTTTAGAACCCGACCATCGAGTGGGTCACTCACACTCGTATTCGTGAGGAGGTGTATCCTATTCGCATGCATTCGCTCTATCATTTCCGATACTTTTTGGGGAACCGTGAAACGGATATACTTTTTTTCGTTGTGCTCGTACATGGGTTCGTATACTTTGGTGACGAACTTCATTGGTACCTATTACGATAAATTAGAATTAAAACTATAAGTACCACAATTGTGAGTACCACAACCTGTGACAGAAGAATAGGTTGAAGAGGTTCTCGCGTCCCAAATTGTTGGTGACTGAGGGCTCTAGACACTTCCACAGCCGCCTCGATACTCGAATAGGGTGTCTTTCTAGGGGACATCATACCACACATGGCCACCTTGGAACATTTCCCGAAAAATGGGAGTTGTCCGTGGAGACTGAGAACCCCCGAGGACTGTGTGAATTCCCATTTTTTACCTTTCCAATGCGCACCCCACCCGATACGCATATCCCGAGGTTCTGGGAGCTTGAGTTGATTCAGTACCTCTGCTTTCAATCCAGCTGGGTCGTATCGCAAGACATCATCGGAGAGATCACATATGACACACGAAACCGTTTTACCATCTGAGAGAACTTTCGGTTGAAGATTCCATCTCGTTTTTGTAGCAATCTCGAGATCTGTTTCAATCGTAATAGGATCTTCATAATCTAAGAGAACGTTTATAGCTCCGTAAGTACTTTCCCTCAATTTCTTGTCAGCGTCAGGTCCCCAATTATCTGCGAGTAGTTTCAAGGCTGGACTGTTATCGAGACATAAAAAGAGCATACCATCTTGTATACGCTTCCCACCCGAAAACTTGGCGATGTAACTATTTTCACCGTACGAAACACTTTCCAACTCGGTGTTAAACACAAAATTTCCACCCGCTTCCATGACTGCGTTTTCCATCGCATCACACATGACTTTACCTGAAACGCGTTGCGTGTAGGTCTTGGAGAGACCGACGTGATCTATGTTGTGAACGAATTCATAGGCTGACATGACATTCCAAGTCACACCATCCATGATGAGTGGGAGGTGTTCGATGACAGCTTGGCCACTTTCACTCAAGGTTCCCACAGCCTCCTTCAATGAAATGGACTTGTATTTTGTAGATTGTGAGAGTACTTTTGAAAATAAAGCAATGAGAGTTCCATAATCTTTGACACTGAGAGAACGTAGGGCGAACCATACATGGTCTCCATCTGCCGGTTGAAATATGGTATCCCACGAGATACCCATCTCTTTGAAGAGTGACTGTGTATTGATATACGCGCGATCGAACACGATCCGGTGTGCATGAAGATCTCTGACTTCTTCACTCGGTTCCCACCACGAACCACCCGCTGACATTTTTCGATCGTATATCGTGACCTGGTGTTCTCCTGACTTGAGTAATTCCCACGCGAGAGACATCCCAGTGGGTCCAGCTCCGACGATATGAACCTTCATTCTACTTTTAAGGGATATATAATTTCTCGTGCATCAACGTATAAAGTGAGGTGACATATATTATATGAAACCAGTTTTTTTACGCTCCTCGGGGGTCTTTAATGCGTATATGATCATCAAGAAGATTCAAACTTTTTATTTAACCATGCCCGTCAAAAGGTGATTCGTCAAATGAAAGAAACAGGTAAGTTGCCTAAACGTTCTACTTTGGAAAAGTATACTATTCAATTAGGTTAAAAATAACTTTCTCAGTCTATATAAGAATGCCTCACAAGGATCCCGAAGTGAAGAAGGCTTATCAGAAAAAGTATGAAGAACAAAATAAGGAAATCATTAAACAAAAGCAAAGAGAATATTACGAGAAGAATAAAGAAGCTAGACGTGTATATGGACGTGAATATGCGCGCACTAAAGCAACTATTTTGAAAGAGGTTCTCGGTGACACTAAAATCGTGGTTAAGCTTCCAGAGCCTTCTTCAACTCCTCGATGTCCCGATAGTACCTCTTGAGGTCCTTCATGAACCTCTTGTTCTTCTCGAGGACTTCACATTCTACTTTGTTCAAATAAATCCATGCTAAATTACATTTGGAGTACTTTGTCCTCTTTTGATTCTCATTGGGTTTTCGAGCAACTAACTTTGTCACCTTCTTTTTTTTAGTGACGACCTCAGTCCTATTCACGAAGGAGAGAGCCTGCATCACGGTATCTGCGAGGTCATCCTTCTTCTTGGACTTTACGAAGGTATCTACCCAGTGTGCGTTCGTCTGGGAGCTACGGATGAAGGCTTCACACCGCTCTATGGAGGCTTTCTTCCTCTTGTTGTATTGTGCCTTCCCGGGACCGGCGATATCTGGAATCTTATTCGAGGCGTGATAAATGATGGTCTCCGCCTTTGGACACTTAATGATAAAGTAGGCATGTAAAAAGTGCATGACGGAAACCATTTTCTTATTAAAGGATGGTTGTTCTTCTATGAGAATGGTCTTAGCGGTGAGTACCCAAGGTCTCGCATCTAAGTGATCCCTTAAAGACATGTACACACCGTCGGCGTGTTGGGGAGGGATCCCATCGACATCCCATTCACGGATGAGGTCTTGATCGAGAAGACACAACGCTAAATTCCTTATACCAACGTCTATTGAGAGTATCATTGGTATAAAGAATGAAAATATCTTTAAGTTTACTTTAAGACGACCATCATGATGATGAGCATGCAACAGCAGAGGGAACACGCACTCGATGATGCGTACATAGTGGTAGAGTCTATACCCAAATCACCGAATATGTCTCCGAATATAGATTTGAAGAGATCTGTCGCCCCTTCGGCGGCATCCCCACCCGCACCTTTCAGGAAATTGGTACCTGGGGCATCGTAATCGTGAATGTCTTCACACTTTTCACCACAATATTTACCACAATCTTCAATTTGTGCGGTACACACGGGTTGCTCACCGACGTCGTCCAACTCCTTGTATACTAATTCAGTACTTTTCAAGTCACCGTACGCATGATCGTCCCAATTATCAGGGAGACACACTTTCATACAATCCTTGACATCCTCCTTCGCCCCCGCGTACATTCGATCGAGGTAAATGAGACCACCGGCGGCGACACCACCCGCGAGTAACGTGTTCGCATTCTTCGCCAGAAAACTAGACTTTTTGGCACCAGCTCCGGCTGCTCCGGCGAGATCATCAGCTCCACGGCCTAGACCCGCGAGGTCATCAGCTCCTCGAGCACCGATGCCTGTGAAGTCGCCAGCTCCACGGGCACCGACGCCCGCGAGGTCACCGAGTCCCCTGGAAGCCGCAGCACCAGCTCCGGCCGCAGCACTACCTGCTCTCGCAGCCGCAGAACCTACTCCAGCCGCGGCACCACCTGCTCTCGCAATTGATGCCATTATTAATTTATATATTCTTAGATTTTAATTATGGTGGGTTACATAATAAACCATCATCACTCTCGCCTGGCTTACAGTCTTTGTAGCAAATTCCGACTATACTCGAAGACCCCTCGGGACATTCCCACCGATCACCGAGACCCTTCTTGATACCACCCGCTCCCTCGGGCTGGCACCAATCGAGAACACCGTTATATTTATACTGTCCTTGGTCTCCCTTATTTGAGCATTTTGGATAACACAGGAGTCCTTCCTTTTCTTTATCGGATGGGCACGTACTTAATGGTTTAGGATCACCAGCTCTCGAGTACCGCCCTCTCGTTTTATTACAGAATGCAGAACCCACCGCACCCGATCTAAAATCAAAATCGGGCAGACACTCCTCATTACATGTCGTTCCGCGGTATTTAAATCCAGAGCGGCAACCTTTTAATTTAAATTTTTTCCAATCCCAATCGGGAATGTACGAGTGAATCCATTGGGTACAATGGAATCCAGAATTTTCCGACCCCTCTGGACAAGATCCTTCACAATCAAGAGCACTCGAGTTGTACCCATCGCGACAATTGGAGTAGCACAACTGACCCTTCTTTTCTTGACCATCTTTACATCCCATAGGACTTCCCGGACCTCTATATACTGGGTCGAGCCAACAGTTTATCCCATCATCACGCATACCTGGTGGGCAGGCACCCACGGTGGCGGGACCCTCGGATTTCTTAGCGTATGAAGGAGGGGATGTGAAAGCTCTAATAAATCCTCGTGTGACCACCTCACCAAAAATCATTTCGGCGACACCCTGACCAGGTCTTGTTTTACAATCATTATTTTTAAATTCTAGACCGTACCGACTACAGTATTCTCGTGTAAAATTACACACACCAGTCTCATATTCGAACTTAACACCCAAATCCCTTGGATTGATGGTGGGTGAGGTTGATTTAACTTTTCTCGACTTTTCACAATAGGATACGAGACTCCCATAGAAACAACCGAGTGCTGTTTTTACGGGAAGTTTTTTAGGAACCATGACGGGATTATTGGATGGACCGGACTCATACACGTAATAGGTATCGGTGTAGAGAGCCGCCCAAGGATCTTCACCAGCTGGGGGAGGATCTGGTTGTTTGAAGAGATCATTGTTCGCGAACCAAGTTGCTTTACTATTATCATTCCATTCTTGGACACCACGCAGAGATAATGTCACGGCGACACGATCGGGTGTGCTCAAACCTTCGTAGAGTTCTATCATGTAGCTCTTGGGACCCAAGAGTTCTTGGAGTTTGTTGAAGATATGTTTATCACGTTCCACATGGAAACGTCTTGGGAGTTGGAATAAAAAATCCGAAAGTACCTGGGGCATTTCAACATCTGGCTCTTCTTCCGACGCTTCTATAAAATCGGCAGCCGCGTTCAGAAGTACATCATCTTTGAGCACTTCTTCTAACATGTGAGTTGCTTCTACTTGTGACAACGCGTACTTCATCGAAGCATCAAATTCTTCGGGGTAGGCAACGGCTAATGGGAAAAGTATTGGATACTCGATTCCTTCGATTTCCAGAGCTTTCGCGGTTTCGTAATCTATTATGCGTTTGAGCATGTCTAGTGTACCATTAGTTGTTTGTGAATCGTATCCACCCGAATCGGTCATATCCAATGCTATGGATATCGCATCAAATATTAACATGGCTACCGCAACTGCTAAACCAATAGGACCACCGGCTGCGGCCATCGCATATTTACCCGCAGCAGCAGCAGCCTTCGCACCCGCAGCGGCAGCCCTCACCGCCGCGGCCGCCGCTCTCGCAGTAGCAGTAGCGGCCTTCGCAGCTTTCAGAGCCGCGGCGCCACCCTTCAGACCTGCAGCAGTAGTCCTCGCCGCCGCAGCACCAACCTTAGCACCCGCTGCACCAGCCTTCACACCCGCTGTACCAGAAGCTCGTGTGATACTGGCCACCAATAACATTTCAAGGAGTGTACCACCACCAATCCCGATCGCGAGTTCTTTCACCAACTGCACTTTCGCCGCATTTGGATTTGGTGGGGCGCTCGCGTCTGGATAACAACACCCACCCTCTAAAGTATAGTTTGGACTACATTGTCCACCTCTGAGTGGATCCACCATACAACTTTTCGCAGCTTCCTCTTGTACAGACTTTTCCAATTCTGCTTCTAATACATCTGTGTCATGACCAGCCCCTGCACCTACTGCGCGAATCATTGATTTACTTTCTTGAAGGGATGTTTCATTCACCTTCGCACGTTGCTGTCCACCACCACCACCACCACCACCTTTCTGTTTCTGTTGTTTATATATGACCCAAAACAAAATGATGATCATCATGAGAATGAAAAACATACCAAATAAGAGTAGTATCCCCGCACCTCCACCACTTCTTTGGGGTGCCATAACTATGATCGGCTGTCCTCCTGACATATACTATTTAAAGAGAAAATAATCAACATATTTATGTGGTGTTGGTGGTGCTGTCACGATTTCGATACGACACCTTTAAGTATGCCGTTTAAATACGACGATAGACGGAACAAATTTTTTACATCCGGTCATTTTTGTTCTTGGAGTTGTATGAAAACATACGCTGTAGAAAAATACGGTTTAACCAAAGGGGGTATCGTATGTGGGAACATAGTGATGATGCGTAAAAAGATGTTCAATCAGATTGGACCCGTGAAACCCGCGCCGAATAGATTTAGGTTACAAGAGTTTGGGGGGGATCTCACGATCGAGACGTTTCGGGAAAATCATACGCTCGACAGAGATGTCCCGAAAGAGGTCATCAGTGAGCCGTACGTGGACAATAGGATACCCTTTGTTTCAAGCACGAAGAGGATGGATGAAATAAAGAATGCGACTACTGGGAACACTGCGCTAAAACTAAAGCGAACGAAACCACTCCAGCGAAGTCATAACAACTTGGAGTCAGCGTTGGGGCTGGTCATTACAACCAAACCCTAAATTCCGCTTCTGTTTAGCTGTGGGTAATGATCTGGGTACACACTTTGATTTCTTACTGTGTACCCACCCCTCGCCATCGTGTGCGGCCCAACATATGTCGAACTTCTCCATGACTTTTCTACACAAAACACACGGTAAAGATATAGCATCTCCATAGATCGTTTTACGTTCTATGATGAGTTCTCCGTGTTTTCTGTGTAACCATTCTGTAAATTGATGGGGTTTGTACCCCTTTTGTAAACACGTCCTATACAACTGTCGTATGAGTTGTCGCTCGGCGCACATGTGGTTATTGCTTATGGTGACAGGTCCCCGAGACATATAACTTGTCACTGTGCAGTATTTCATGGGTGGCAATTGAGGCACAAACTTCCATCGTATACAAAGTCACACTTTGTACACTCACTTAGGATGTTAATCTTCCTTTTTGGGGTGAGTCCCTTTGCGAATCGTTCGAGTTCCTTGACTGTATAGATTCCATAACGAACCATAACCTCTAGTGATGGAAATCGCATGCTACATTACTTACTCTGTAAAACCTTAAGCGAAACAAGGGAGACACATTTTCTTTGCTTTGAGCATCATGGCGAAACTATCGACCATGGGGGGTACGAGGGCCTTGAGAACAACCTCAAACTCGGAGTCCTTCTCGCCGTCATCGATCTGTTCGATGAGGTGGTTCAGTACGCCGATGACCAACTTCTTCTTTTGGTGACCTGGGAGTTTCTTGAACTTTTGAGATTCCATCACGAGACGTACCAGGATCGGGGGGATATCTTCCTTTGTGAGACCATCATCGATGTACTCTACTTTGAGTTCTTCGATAGTCTTCATGAGACTTTGGGCATCGATCTTTCCGTTAAATTTTTGTAAGAGTACTTCCATTTATAATATATATGAATATAAATGGACGAGATTATCTCTAGTGTCGCGATGGGCCTGGGTCTTTTCCAGATGTACGATCAGGTAAAAAACGTAGAAGACATTGACATAAACACAAAAAATGCGATACTTCTTGGTTTAGTCACGAGTTGTCTCTGGTTTGTGTATCAGTACCGAAAATATGGTCTCAACATGGCAACACTTTACACCTCAGTGAGTATCATCATCCAATTATACGTACTGAACAAGATCTTGCTTAAGGAGAAGAAACGTGAGTAATGAGTTCCACTCTCACTTGCGCGTCGCAACGCGTCTACGACCCGCACCTCTGCTGAACCTAACCCTAAGGTTCGTTTCACCGAGGTGCTCAATGGTCGTTCGGCGATGCGAGGGGTGCTTTGGGGGTCTATGAACTAGACGATGTCTGGAGAAAACCTGATTCAACAGGTTGAAGACCCTGTGTATGCGATCGCTGCGACGGGTGTTGTCACCACACTGGCGCTCGCGTCTCTCATCACGGCGGAGAGTTTCGCAACGGAGGAATTCGCAGTCTTCACCCCCGACGCTGAGCTCAAGAATGGGATGCTCGGGTTCGCCACTTTGTTGGGGTTGAGTGCCATGTGAGTTAAAAATTCAATCATCTTCACCTTTTCTTCCAATGAAAATGTCCCTGTCCTACGCATCACGTACGACAAGAACATGAGAAGCATATAGACATTCACAGCTATGGGCTTCATACTTAAAGATATCTTTATTTTAATATGTATGAATATTCTCGTATTAGGGTCAGAAGGTGTAATAGGGACTGCAGTATGTAAAGTCCTGGAGGACCACGGTCATTGTGTCGTGCGTTGGGATATCAAATTGAGGAGCGAACATGACATGAGTAATTCTCTCAATGTGTATAGATTAAAGTCTGCTATAGATGCGAGTGACTTTGTATTCTTCCTTGCGTACGATGTCGGTGGTGCGAAGTACATATGGGATGTTGATTTAGATTTCATTAATCGAAATAACATGATCATGATAAACACGTTCAATCTTCTCGCGAACAAGAAGTTTATATTCGCTTCGAGTACGATGTTCAATATGGATAATGTGTACGGAACCCTAAAATATATAGGTGAACATTACACCCGAAAATTGGGTGGTTTGTCTGCGCGATTTTGGAATGTATACGGACCTGAGACTGTTTCTGAAAAATCACATGTCATCACAGATATGATCCACAAGTACAAAATGAATGGGTACATAGACTTGATGACAGATGGGGAAGAGGAGAGACAATTTTTACACACGAGTGACTGCGCGAAGTGTCTCAATAATGTTATGGAGAGGTACGAGGAGATTTTAAAAGAAACGGATTCGGTGGACATAACGAGCTTCGAGTCTATCAAGATCAAAGATGTCGCGCGATACATATGTGAGGATGTACGTCCAAGTGAAAAGAAAAGGAACACGCACACCAAGTTCAACGAACCGAGACCATTTATTTTGAACTATTGGAAACCAGAGATGAGTCTGAAGGAGGGGATAGCATCTCTTCAATGATATCGGGGAGAGTGTATTTCCTCGACCACCCGAGGGATTCTAATTTTTTGGGGTTACCAACGAGTGTCTTAGGGTCATTTGGTCGGTAAAACTCTTCGGATACTCTCACGACAACCTTACCATCGATACGACCTTCTCCATGTGTTCCCTTACCAGACCATATAATTTTCTTACCCATCTTGTGTACGGTGATATCTATGAATTCTCGTACAGAATGTGTTTTACCCGTGGCGATCACATAATCCCCTGGGTGTTCTTGTTGTAGCGTAAGCCACATAGCCTCCACGTAATCTTTCGCATGACCCCAATCTCGACGAGCCTCTATATTTCCAAGAGTGAAAGGTTGTCCCGACTTTAGACCCTTAATAATCTTCTGTGTGACGTATGTATCCTTTCTCTGGGGTGATTCATGATTGAATAGGATTCCTGAACACACGAATAAACCGTGAATTTCTCTATAGTGTTTCGCAATGAGGTGAGCAGATAATTTTGAAACACCGTAGAGAGTGATTGGATTATATGGTGTTTTTTCATCCTGTGGGACTTCATCTATTGATCCGAAAATCTCCGACGAAGATGCTTGAAAAACTTTACACTTGGTTCCCAATTCTTTCACAGATTCAAGGATGTTCAAGAGACCCATTGTATTCAACTCGAATGTCATCCTGTCATGTGTGCCTACATGACTTTGTGCTGCGAGATTGTAAATTTCAATTTCAACTTCACCTTGTGCCGAAATACACGCGTGAACATTCGAATAGTTTAAAATGTCATCTTCGCGTGTGAAACATTTGATAGAGTATCCCTTATTCTTTAGGAATTCCTGTAAATAAAATCCATCTTGACCGTTCGCCCCAGTTATGATGGCTACTTTCATTTAAAGGATAGAGACACTTTTCCTTTAAATGCTTGTCGAGATTTCGAAGGGAGAACTTATCGATAAGATTACGATTCTCGAGATAAAGGCTGAAAAGATGACCGATCCCGAAAAACTCAAAAATGTGTGTCACGAATTGGAAACGATCAGAAAGTTAGAATTTCCGACACCTATAAAAGAAAGGTTGATGGATGTCAATCGTCAATTGTGGGACGTCGAGGATGATCTCAGGGATCTGGAAAAGATGGAAAATTTTGACGACGAGTTTATACAGAAAGCGAGAAGTGTGTACAAACTCAACGATGAACGTTCTAGGTTGAAGAAGAGTATTAACATAGATGAGGGTTCGAACATCATAGAGGAAAAAAGTCATTAAACAAAGGTCCAAAGATCGTCACTGAATACAGTTTTGACTGATCGGGGTACGTAGTACGTGTGCGCGATATCTATATGGAAAAAATTCTTAGTTGGGTTTCCAATTCGCATGAGTTCTACCATCCAACTATAAGAACTATTCATTCCATGAAATTCTTGAGCCTTGTCGATGAGTGTGACATAGTCAAAAATATTCGGTGTAGATTCAATCGTGGGTCTACACACTGGTAACTCATTTTTTACATCAATTCCTTGACCCCTTTCAGCATCATCGTGAATGAAAATATAATTTTCATATTCAGGTTTAAGTTCTCTAGATTCATCTCGGACGACCTTAAACTTCGAGTACATATAACTAGGATTCACACCTGCTTGGATATACACACCATGTGCCCAATTTGTCATCAAACTTCCTTCTCCTTGTGTCATAAATTTCCAATTTTCATCTTGTAAGCCATATGTTGCGAGAG